TGGACCAAAGGGTAAAAATATGATTTGGTCTTTAGTAGACCACAAAGCTGATATGGCACACACTTTGGGTAAGCCTAAAGAGTTATACATAGAAGGCGATATGCTTGTTGCGGTTACTGACTTAATAGAAACTGAATGTGGCGAAGATGCTATCAAGTTGTATGAAGCTGGTTTAATCAATCAACACTCAATCGGTTTTAGTACGTTAAAGTCGGATGTAAACCAAAAGACTGGTGTTCGTACAATTACCGAATTAAAACTATATGAAGGTTCTGCGGTTCTTTGGGGTGCTAATCCAGAAACTCCAACATTGGGTTTCAAGGGTGAGTTCAAAGAAACTAAAGAAAATTTATCAATAAGATTAGAAAACTTAATCAAGGCATTTAGAGGTGGTACATTCACAGATGACACCTTTGCTTTGATGGAGATTCAAATAAAACAAATACAAGCTGAATTATTGGCTTTGGAAATTACTGAAACAATCACTCAACCCGAGCCATCAGTTGAGCCGACACCAGTGGTAGAAGAAAAGAATAACGAGGAAGTATTAAAGGCAATTAAGCAATTTAACAATCTATTTAAAAAGTAAAAATGGAAAATTTAATCAACGAAATGGCAGAGAACCTTAAAGGTTTTCAAGCTAATGCAGAAGCTCAAATTAAAGAGGTATCTGCACAAGTAACTGTTGTAAAAGACGAGTTACAAAAACAAATTGACTCTCAATTAGCTACACAAAAGAAAGCAGCTAAGAAAGAAGTTAAGTTTATGGATGAAGTTATCTTAGAGAAATTAGATGGTAACTTTGACGCAATGGAGAAGTCTTTAAAGAATAGCGGAAAATTCCGTTTAGACTTATCTGATGTTAAGACAATGACTTTAAGTGGTAACTTAACTGGTGATTCTCAAGCATCTTATGCTCCGAACCCAGCTATCCAACCAGCTCAAAGCATCAACTTTAGAGATTTGATTCCTACTGTTAGAAGCGAAACTGGATTGTATGTTTACTATCGTGAGAACGCTGGTTTAACTAACAACATCGCTGCTCAAACTGAAGGTTCTGATAAAGGTGAGAACAACTACTCTTTGACTGAAGTTAAAGTAGTAAACGATTACTTAGCTGGTTTCTCTACATTCTCTAAGCAAATGTTGAAGTCTTTACCATTTATGACACAGACTTTACCAAGAATGTTACAAAGAGATTTCTTCAAGGCTGAGAACTCTGCGTTCTTTACTGCTGTATCTGGTGCTGCAACAGGTTCAACTACAACTGCTGAAACTAACGATTTGTTACAATTAGTAGACTATATCGCTAACCAAAAGACTGCGAACTTTGTTCCTTCTTATGCTTTAGTATCTCAAACACAAATGGGTCGCTTATTGAAAGCAACTATCGCTGCTGGTTACTATGCTGGTGCTGGTTCAGTTGTTGTTAACCCTAATGGTGGTATCACAATCTGGGGAGTTCCTGTAATTAGTGCTTCTTGGGTAACTGATGACAAAGTATTGATTTTTGATTCTGCATACTTAGAGAGAGTTGAAGTTGAAGGTTTAGCTATCGAGTTCTCTTATGAGAATGGCGAAAACTTCCAAAAGAACTTGGTAACTGCTCGTATTGAGTGTTACGAAGACATCAACTTAATGTTGACTACATCTGCAATCTTTGCTGATATGGGTAACGTAGGTTAATTCTAAGGATTAGTAAATAATGACCCCTGCCAATTTGGTGGGGGTTTTTTATTGGAATAAATTAAGTAATTTTGTAAAAAAAGGGTATGTCTTATAATAATTATATTAATGACTTTAGTGCCGTTCCTATCGCACCAATAGTTGAGCCAGTTACTTTAGCAGAAGCAAAATTATATTGCCGTGTTACTACAACCGCTGAAGATACTTTGATTACATTGATGATTACACAAGCAAGGGAAGCTATTGAAGTGGCAACAGGATTGAGTTTAATACCAAAAGACATAACTACTTATTTCAACAATGTAAGTGGCAATTTTGAGATTCCTTTCGGACCAATTGACATTGATACGTTTGAGTTGTTTGATATGGAGCAAAATGCAATGGAGGTTACAACACCTAATTTACAATTAATAGGCAACGAGTTCCCTAAATTAGTTTCACCAAGATATGCGAATTTAAAGGCTACTTATGAGGCTGGTTATACAACTATCCCAAAAGACCTTAAGTTAGCTATATTAGATCAAATCTCTTATGACTACGAGAATAGAGGATTGGATGGTGATTCTGGTATTTGTGAGAAATCGTGGAAAGCGTGTCAAAGATGGACAAGAATAAGCCCAATTTTATAATATGAAGTTAGGAAAAGCGAAAGCAAACTACGTTGATGCCAACACGATGACCCGTGAGGTAAAAATCTATGCTGCCACAAGAACAAGTGATGGTCAAGGTGGGTACACTACCACATTTGCCCTACAAAGCACAGTTTGGGGTGATTTAAGACCAGATAATCAAGTTCGTGAGATAGACCAGTCGGAATTGCAATTTGACCAAAGAAACAGGCTTTATATTCGTTTTGGTGCTACTATAACAGATTCGGATGAGGTAGAGGTTGAAGGCGATAGATACACAATACATTCCATTAAGAACGTAGAGAATCAAAATAGGTTCTTGGAGTTAATAATTTACAAGTAATGGCATTTGGTATTAACTTAACAGGAATAAAGGAAGTTGAGAATGCTTTAAAAACAATGGATAAACATTTAAGGCAAGATGTAGGCGATGAAATTAATTCATCTGCTTTAAAGATTATGAGTGATGCAAAGCGACTTGCACCTATTGATTTAGGCTTTTTAAGAGGTCAAATATCTATTGAACCTGTAAATGATTTGACATACGAGGTAGAGGCAAAGGCTAAATATTCGGCTTATATAGAGTTTGGAACAGGTGGTGAAGTTAGGATTCCAGCAGGATATGAAGATTTGGCAAAGATATTTAAGGGTAGAGGGGTAAGAACTGTAAACATAAGACCACAACCTTTTTTGATACCTTCGTATGAAATGGAAAAGCCAAAATTAATTGATAGACTAAAAAAATTGTTAAATGCTAAATCCTAATATAGAAATAAAGAAGTGGTTTTTTACCAACTTGACAAGTGCAAGTGGATTGGTTGTTTACGATGGTTTTGCTCCAGAAGGAGCAGGTGATGAGTATATTGTAATGACTGGGAGAACATCAACACAAGATCAAGGCAAAGCAGGATATACAAATACTATTTCAATCGTAGTTGATATTATTACAAAAAATGCTAACTTTGGTTATAAACGTGCTGAAGCTATAAGCGATTTGATATTAGAAGATATAAACTCGGATACAACAATAACCTTATCAAATGGGTTTAGTGCATCAAGTTTAAGTGTAGAAAGTATTAGGAATTTAGATGGCTTAAACCCTTTGGATAACGTTTTTAGAGTATTGATAACTTATAACATTATAATAACACAAATTTAAAATTAAATAAAATGCCAGAAACAAAAGTAAGCGCAAGAGATTATATTCTTTTAGCTGACATAAACAATGATGGAACATTCAAGCCAGTTGCTTGTTTGACTACCAACTCATTAACATCGACTAATGACACAATAGATGCAACTTCTAAATGTGGTAATGAGTTCACTCCAGCACCTTCTTTCTCTCAATCTTTTGATTGTGAAGGTTTTGCTATTGATGAAACAGGAACTCCATCTAAAGATAGTTACCAACAATTGTATGCTGCTCACGCTGCTAAAACTTTATTCGCAATTAAGATGGGTAAAGCAACTCCAACATCTGGTGATATCACTTATGGTGGTGCTGGTTCTTTAGTGTTTATTAGCGATTTCGGTGTAACTGCTGACGATAAAGATGATGTTAAATTTACTGCAACTTTCGTAGTAAGTGTTCCTCCTATTGCACAAACTGAAACTGTATAATAAATAAAAAACTATGTACGAATTAAAGACTGACAACAACACAATCCACCTAAAGTGGGGAACTTGGGCTATGAAAAGGTTTTGCGAATTAGAGAATAAAAATCTAATGCAGCTAATTGAGGTTTTATCTGGAGGGGTTTATGACTTAGATACAATCGTTCATATCGTACAAGCCGCAGCAGAAAGTGGATGCAAGAGCCTTAAAAAGCCTATTGACTTTGATGAATTTGAGGTGTGCGAATGGATAGATCAAGTGGGTGGGTTATCTGCAAAAGATGGACAATTGGTTGAGTTTATGAAATATATGCAAGACTCAATGACTCCAGATTTAAAGCCAGAAAAGGAAACGGACGAAAAAAAAAATTAGGGTTTTATAGTTGGGACTCAATAATTATTCTCGCTATTGAAGTTGGCTTAACGATTAACGAGTTTTGGCAATTGACGTGGCGAGAATTTTTATTATATAAAACGGCTTATCAAAACAAAGAGGTAAGGGAGTGGGAACGAACAAGGATGGTTGCTTATTTGATTTATAAAGTGAATACAAGTGAGAAAAGTCCAAAGAGCTTAAAATCGTTTTTTCCTTTGCCAAGTGATGAAGTTGAAGATGATAAGCCTAAACTGACACAAGAACAATTGGCAAGGACATTAAAGTTGTATGGAGTAAAATAATAAAATGGCACAAGAAACGTTAAAAATTACGATAACCGCAGACAATCAACAAGCGGTACAAAATATTCAACAAACAGTTACCGCAACAAATCAATTGGGTAATGCGTTTAAAACGTTGCCAAGTACAAGCAATTCAGCTACTTATGCTTTATCAAACTTATCAAGGGTTGCACAAGATGCTCCTTATGGATTTATAGGTATTGCGAATAACTTAAATCCTTTATTAGAATCATTCCAAAAGTTAAGTAAAGAGGCTGGAGGTTCTGGTGCTGCTTTAAAAGCAATGGCTGGTGGTTTAATGGGTCCAGCTGGTATTGGGTTAGCTTTGGGTGCGGTATCATCTTTAATAGTTGCATTTGGTCCAAAATTAGCTGATTTCATAAGTGGAACAACTGAAGCATCTAAAGCAGAAGATAAGTTTGCACAAAGTTTAAGAGATGCAAGAGCCGAAGCAAGTGAAACAGGAATAAGATTACAAGCATATTTAACAATAAGTCAAAATGCAAATGTAAGCGAAGAAAGGAGGGCAGAGGCATTTAAAGCGGTTGTAACTGAATTAAGTAAGGTGAATAAGGCTTATGCATCAACTATTACAACTGTTGACCAAGCAAGAGGAGCAGTTGAATTATATACACAAGCATTAGTAGCACAAGCAATTACTACAAGATATATTGATGAAATTGCTAATAAGACAATTGCTTTAGCTGAAGCCAATAAAAGAATAATACAAACAGGAAGGGAATATTACGCAACTTTAGAGTCAACTAAATTAGCAATTAATGGTTATGCAGATGCTTCGGTTTATCAAGCAAGTGCAATTGCTAAAGCAAAGGATGCTAATATTGATGCTCGTAATGAAGCATTGGCATTAAGAAGTGGAATTATAGGATTAAAAACTTCAGTAAATGATTTATATGTTGCTACATCAAATAATCCTTTCTTTAATTTTATTAAAGGAGCAGATGATACAACAAAAGCAACTGATAAAGCAACTAAAAGTGTTGAAAAATTAGCAAAACAAGCAAGGGTTTTAAAGGTTAGTACAACTCAAATTATACAAACCGAAAATGAAATAAAAACACCTGCAACACCAAATAAGCTAAGCAAGGATTTACCAATGTTTGCGCAACAATATAATGCTGAACAAATATTTAAAAATGAAGCGGCATTAAAAGCATACAATACTCAATTACAATTAGCAAACGGAATTACTGATACAATTACACCAGCATTTGAAGCAATGTTTCAAGCTATGGCAAATGGTGAAAATATAGGTAAAGCATTAGAGGAATCATTTAAACAAATTATTGCTCAATTGACTGCAATGATTATTAAGGCTTTAATATTTAAAGCTGTTATGACTGCTTTAGGATTGCCAACTGTAGGTGGAGGTGGAGGTTTAACAAGTTTGGCAAGTGATTTTGGCTCTACTCAAAATGGAGGTCAATTTGTATTACGAGGACAAGATTTATTATTGGCTACAAATAGAGCGCAAAAGGCATCTAATCTTAAAGGACAAAACATTAGTTTAGCATAATGGCATACGGATTAAGATATACAATAACGCAAGAGTTAAGAGATGGAACATCATTAATAGTTAAGATATACGAAAAAAGCTATGTTGGTGCAACAGTTACTCCATATATAGGAACAAATGTTTCTTTAGTACCAAATGCTACAAATGAAGACCCAATTGCTTCTATAATATCTTCACAGTTAAATGTGTCTTTTATTATATCAGATCAAGATGATTACGATAATTTCCCAGACTTATTAAACTTTGATGAAACAAAATATTACGTTGAATTAGTTATTGATAATGTAATTAAATGGAGAGGTTTTTTACTTAACGATTATCTTCAAGTTCCATTTACAACAGGTAACCAAGAGGTAAGTATGGCTTGTATTGATGGACTTTCATTTTTAAGATATATATATTATGATGGGGATGTAAATACAAATTCATTAATTAAGTTAATTGACATCATAGGCACTTGCTTAAATGCATTGCCATTTGAAGATATGATATTTATTTATGCTTGTTGTTCTTACTATGCAGATGGAATGTTTGATAGAGGCGATGCTGGTGCAGATGAACCATTTAGTCAAACTTATCAATATAAAAGGGATTTTTATAAATTAGATTATTATACTATTTTAGAAAATATAATTAAGACTTTTGGTTGTAGATTATTCCAAGCAAATGGAGATTGGTATATTTTGCCAATGAATCAACAAGCTGACACAATATATTATACAAGATATGTTGTTGAAGATGCGCCAACTGTAAGTGGTAATGGTACATTAACAAATACAATAAACATTCAACCTTATCAAGATGGTAATGTTCATTTTGTAAATAATAATCAAACCAAAATAGTTAGAAAAGGATTCCCAACTATTGAAGCAAATTTGCCGTATAATTACGCTGCAAATTATATATATAATGGAACTTTTAAATTTACTACTGGTTCTGGTTCTTCATTAAGAGCGAATGGTTGGAGTGAGTTTGAGGTTGCGCCATCAAGAGCAACTTTGGTTGTTTTACCAGAAGATCAATCAAATAGGTATGAAATCTTTTATTTAGGTGGTAGCACAAATGCTTATATACAAAACTATTTTGCATTGCCTACGGCTTATGAATATTTGCCAAAAATGTATGGCACAAGTGCATCTTTATCTTTTGAATATCAATCTCAAAATGCTGGTGCTAAAATAAGAGTTTATATAACTGCTTTTATTGGTGGTGTAACTTATTATTTAAAAGATGATGAAACTTGGAGTTCAACTTCACATTTTATAGATATTACATATACAACGTACAACTCATATATTTCAAGTAGTATAAAAATACCTATGGGTCTTTCACAATCATTAGGTATAAATATTGAAGGATTAATAGGTGTTAAGTTTGAAGCAGCTAATGGTGCGGTTGGTGGTTATATAAAAAATGTAAAATTAACACAAGGTGAAGCATCAATTAAAGAAGTTGTATTAACAAGAAACATTGGTGCAACATCTCAAATAGCAACAGATATAGACATTCCTTATAGTGCCATTTATCCATATCAAGGTGCATCACCAATACAAAATAATGTAGGTTTATTATTTGATGAAGATGGTGTTATTTGGAGGGATTGGTATAGATATGGATATCCTCCAGAAGATTTTGGTATGTTGGCTGAATTAATTATGCGCCAATATTCAAACTTACTAAGTAAGAATATAGCTACTTTAGAAGGAGATTTGGGTGCAATAGCTGGAGATAATGGGTTTATTTATCTTGATAAAACATATACTATTGAAGATTCAAGCACAAATGCTTTGTCTTATAATAACAAAAAGTTTTTAATAAATAGGCTTACATCAACTCCTTATTTGGATGAAACAAGCCAAATACAACTTTTAGAGATTACTATGGTTGATAATGCTTCTACTGCTACTGTTGATTATATTGGAGATATTACCTTAGAAACTCCAAAAAGATATTTTAATAATGCGTAAATTTGTAATATGGCAGCAGTAATAGGAAATAACGTAATGCTTTATTGGCATAGAACAGATGTTGACCCAGAGGTTGATGTCGCTTTTGCTTGTAGTACAACTTGCACGTTTAATGTAAACGTAGATCAAAAAGAGGTAACAAGCCAAACAAGTGCTTGGTTTAGAGAATTTAAGAACGATGTAGCTACTTGGAGTGTAACCTGTGATGGGTTAATTACTTTGAGTGGTTTTTCTTATTTGTTTATGTTAGACAAGCAATTAGCAAGAGAGCCAATAGAAATTAAGTTTGTTGTGGATAATGGAGTTGATGGTTTGGTTGTTATAGCTGGAATTTGTAATATATCAAGTTTAGCAATAAACGCACCTCAAAAGGATGTGGCTACTTATAATATTAGCCTACAAGGTAGCGGAGCATACAATACAACAGGAACAAGCGTAGACCCAGAGGGAGTTATCATAGTAGGTGCAAATCCAGTTAAGACAAAAGGTTACACAGCAGCTGGTGGGGAAACATCAATTACTTGGACTGACACTATTGGTTACAATTGTCTTTACGTTTCAAGAGGTGGTATTGATGTGCAAGGTATTATTACGAGCGGAACTCCTGTTGATGAAGAAGTTAAATTTGTTTCTGCAACTGGTATTTTAACATTTAGCAGAGCATTGGTAAGTGGTGAATTTGTAAGGGCTTTACTACAATAAAATAATAAAGATGAGCAATCAAATAGTAATATCAAGCGGAGCAAAAGTTAGGAATTTAGATGGAGTATTAACAGGTACAAGTGGAATTGTTAGTTCAGTTCCATTGGGTGCTGCTAATGGTGTAGCTACTTTGGATAGTGGTGGTAAAGTTCCAGTTAGCCAATTACCTTCAAGTGTAGTAACTTATTTAGGTACTTGGAACGCTGCAACTAATACTCCTACTTTAGTGAATGGAACTGGCGATGCTGGGGATATGTATATTTGTAACGTTGCTGGAACTGTGAACTTTGGTGCTGGTCCTGTAACCTTTGCGGTTGGGGATTGGGTTTTATACGGAAGTGGAACTTGGCAAAAATCAAATGGTCAAAATGGAACTGTTACAAGTGTAGGTGTTTCAAGAGATGGTGATGCTTTATCAATCACAGGTTCACCAATTACAACCGCTGGAACAATTAATATAGGATTTACAGGCTCAAACGCTCAATATATAAATGGAGAAGGAGATTTAGTAACTTTCCCTTCTTTGAGTGGATTTGTAACTGATGTAACTGGTACTGCACCAATAGTTTCAAGTGGTGGGACAACTCCAGCTATTTCTATTCCTGCTGCTTCAAGCACAGTTGATGGGTATTTGGATAATGCTGATTGGACAACTTTTAATAATAAGCAAAACGCAATAACACTAACTACAACAGGTACTTCTGGTGTTTCAACTCTTATTGGTAGTACTTTAAATATCCCTAATTATTCAACCGATTTAAGTGGTTATGTACCATATACAGGTGCAACTGCTAACGTAAACTTAGGAACATTTGATTTAACGGCTGATGTTATTACAGGTGCAACAGGTTCTTTTGCATCAAGTGGAGGTAGTAATACTTTTGCTATTAATCATTCAAGCGGTAGTGGAATAGCTTTAAACATAACAAAAGGTGGTAATGGCGAAGGTTTATATATAAACAAAACAAGTGGTAGTGGTAACGCTGCAACTATTATAGGTACATTAAACGCAACTACTTTAGTAAAAAGTGGTGGTACTTCAAGTCAGTTCTTAAAAGCAGATGGTTCTGTTGATGCAAGTGCTTATATTACTTTAACAAGTTTAAGTGCAGGTACAGGAATAAGCTACAATAATACAACAGGGGTAATAGCATCAACAATTACTCAATACACAGATGCACTTGCAAGGGCAGCGATTAGTTTAACAACAACGGGAACAAGCGGAGCAGCTACTTACAATAACACAACAGGTGTTTTAAATATTCCTAACTATGCACCTGATTTAAGTGGCTATGTTACTTTAACTACTGCACAAACAATTAGTGGTGCTAAAACATTTAGTTCTCTTATAAGACAAGGCTCAACTACTTTTTTAGATATTGGTCAAGATGGGACAGGTTCATATTTTGAAGGGGTAGGAAATACAATTTTGACAAGCAGAATTAGATTACAAACTTCTAAATCTGGTGATGTAACAAATTATGCTATTTTTACTATTGACCCTTATAATGGATTTACATTTAGTCAAGAAGGAACAGGAGTTGGTAATGTAAATATTACTAAAAGTTTATTAATAGGTACTACTCCTGCAACTGTAACCGCAGGGCTTGCAATAGGTTTGCCTGTTAATAATGCAATAAGATGGAGAAATGGAACAAATACAGGTAACTTAGGTTTATATTTAAGTAGTTCTAATATCTTTACTTTTGATGCAGGAACTTATGTAAGTGGTAGCGGAACTTTTACAAGTAGTGTATTAGTTCAAAGTGGGACTTTTCAAGTAAACGGAACAGATAGTTCAAGGGCTACTATTTTTTCAGATTATTCAAGTGGGAATGTTGGTATAGCTTTATTTAACAAAGCAGGTACAGAGAATATTGTTCTAAATGCTGCTAATG